CAACCAGCAACAAGAACTTCATCCATATCTAGGGCTATACAATAATCAATATCTGCTGGAATCGCAGCAAGTGAGGCATTGCGAGCCATATCAAATCTCCAAGGAGATACTGTAATATCGATTACATTGATGCCCAAAGCCTTTGCCTTGGCAACGGTAGCATCCGAGGAACCTGTATCTGCTATCAGTAGATAATCAGCATCCTTAGCACTTTCATACCATCGTTCTACAAATTGTTCTTCATCCTTAGCAATTGTATAAACTGCTATTTTCATTCTAATCCCCTTGTATAAAAAAACCTAACAGGTGTGAGGTTTATTCTGTTGGAAGTGTAACGGCCTGCCAGTTCAGATCAACTTCATTCCACATATACATTAAGCCATCTGTTGGGTAAGGTACGGGCGCTTGCCATCGGCAAGTTTCCTCATCAAGTACCCAAGAGTTAAAAGGTTTCGGTGCAATGAAGGCATCGCGTTCTTCATCAAAGTAATACGAAACGCCAGCGTAGTTCTTGCGAATGTTGCCGTTGTAAGATGTTTTGACCCAAGTGCCACCAAGATTATCAATGAGCCATTGATACCCTTCATCACCGTTGGGATCATTGTTATCACCAACGGTTACACGAATGACTGTGTTGTTCTCGTCTAATTCTGCCCAGTGCGCCATTATCCGCCAACCTGACTTCTTGTGTATCTAAAAATTATAATTCCTGAACCACCAGCGCGACCAGTTTGATTGACTGCTCCACCACCACCAGAACCCGTGTTCACTGTTCCAGCAGTTCCAAGAGTGTTGTCAAACCGATTACCACGCCCACCACCACCAGAACCACCTGCAGCCCCGCCGATAGTTCTATCAGCACCTGCACCGCCGCCACCGCCTGCATAAACGCCAGATACTCCTGTTGAAGTTACCGTTGCCCAAGAGGAAAGTGAAGAATTGCCTGCACCACCAACGCCACCGATGTTGTTCACAACCGCAACACCATTCGCCGTTGAACCGCCACCGCCACCGCCTGCAAAAACTGGGGAATTGTTGTTACCAACCGAACCAGTAAATCCGTCACCAGATGTTCCACCAGTAACGCCAGTTGTCGTGCCACCAAATGTTGCTGTTTGTGAAAATCCACTTGCAGTTACTGAACTTGCCACGCCATTTGTTTGACCAGCACCGCCACCGCCTATTGTGCAAGTATAATTTTGAGCCGTCAAACTTTGAGCGGATAAAGATAAGAACTTACCAGCACCACCACCGCCACCAAAGTTTCCACCATTAGAACCGCCAGCACCGCCACCAATTATAAGAATGTCTACCGTTAGCGTTGGAATCAAAACTTCAAGAGTTCCATTGGCTCTGAATGTTCTGTAATAATAAGTGGCGTCGCTGGTTAAAGTGCCGCCTGTTACGGTTTTTTTAGATGAAGCAAAAATTCCAAGAATAGGCATTTATACAATATCCCCCACAATAAGAAATGTATTTGATGCTGTGCAGATCACGCTAGATGCTGAGTTGATTTGTCGCAACTTTGGAGCGGTACTAACAATACCAGCAGAAAGAATCGTAACTCCTGCACCCTGAGCAAAAGTTACTTGACCTGCCCCGTATTGTGCCACATTGACTATTTCGTTTGCAACAAAAACTGACGGTGGCACTGTGATAGTAATGGCAGCAGCGTTATTTGCTGTCACAATTTTGTCTTTATCGCTAGCAACTAAAGTGTAAGTTGTACCAGTTTGAGTATTGAACCCAACTAGATTGTTTCCAGCAGGCCCTGTTGCACCTATCGCGCCAGTAACAACAACTCCACTTGTAACAATTCCAGATGAAACAACAACCGATGTACCACCAACACCGCCAGCAACAACAATCCAACTAATTGAATCTCCCGCAACTACTGAAAGATTTAACCCTGTTGTATAACCTTCACTTGCACCGCTTGCAACAGAAAGTGTTTTGCCTGTTGCTGCTGCGTTTTTGTAAACTTCAACCGTAAATGTGCCAGTAAACGCTGTTGCCGCTTGTACCGCTAAACTATCAAGCGTTCCTGACTGTGTTAAATTAACTCCAGTTGCAGAACTGTTGCCACCGTTTCCAAATGCAAAGAAGTTGCCTGTTGCTGGTGATGTGTTTCTTTCACCCCAAATATAGAATAATCCACCTGTTGTTGGGGTTGTGCCAGCAGGACCAGTAGGTCCCGTTGGGCCAGTAGGCCCTGGAACTGTAGATGCTGTACCCGTTGCTCCTGTGGGACCTGTGGCCCCTGTAGCGCCAATCGCCCCTGTTGCACCAGTTGGACCCGTAGGTCCTTCCACCGTTGAAGCGGCTCCCGTTGCACCAGTGGGTCCTGTAGCCCCCGTCGCTCCTGTAGCACCCGTAGAACCAGTAGGACCCGTCGGACCAGTTACCATTGAATCGGCACCCGTTGGCCCAGTAGGGCCTGTCGGACCTGTACTTCCCGTCGGACCAGTTGGTCCTGTTGAACCGACTGCAGTACTATCAGCACCTGGAGCCCCTGTAGGTCCTGTGGGACCAGTGCTTCCAGTGGGTCCCGTTACTGTGCTTGCGGCACCAGTCGGACCAGTCGGACCAGTACTTCCTGTCGCTCCCGTAGGACCTGTGGGTCCAGTTACCGTAGAGGCATCTCCTGTGGCTCCTGTAGGGCCTGTAGGTCCTGTAGGACCCATTACTGTACTGTCAGCCCCAGTTGCACCAGTAGGCCCTGTAGGGCCTGTGGGACCTGTGGCACCCGATGGTCCTGTAGGTCCTGGCACTGTGCTATCGGCTCCTGTTGTCCCAGTTGGACCAGTAGAACCCGTTGCACCCGTAGCACCCGTAGCGCCAGTTGCTCCAGCGGGACCCGTAGGTCCAGTGACCGTGCTTGCAGCACCCGTTGCTCCCGTCGGTCCTGTAGGACCTGTCGATCCTATAGCACCCGTACTTCCAGTAGGACCAGTAGCACCTTGCGCTCCAACGTCTCCTGCTCTAAATGCTGCTAGGTAAACAGTTGTTGCGTCTGCGGGAAGAGTTCCTTCTACATAGGTAACTGGAATAGTTCTCCATGTACCGTTATCTGTAATTGTTCCAGTAATATTAAATACTCTTTGTGAACCGCCAAGTAGGTTAGCAAATGAAAGTTCTGCTTTGACTGAGTTCGTAGAGTCATCCCAAACCCCAAGTACGCCAGTTCGAGCAGTACCGTTTGCGTCTGTCTCGCTAATGTAAATCTGAGTTACAGAGGCTATTGTAGCATTATTAAACCTTATAAACCCAGAGCCTGGGTCAGAGGCTGTTGTTGTTGTGCTAAATGTGTATTGAATTGTAGGAGTGGCTCCTGTTGATCCTGTAGGCCCTGTCGCTCCTTGTGCACCTGTATTTCCCGTTAAACCAGTTGGTCCTGTAGGACCTATATCACCTGTTAATCCTGTGCTTCCAGTAGGTCCTGTAGGGCCAGTAGAGCCAGCAGACCCTGTAGGGCCTGTGACTGTACTAGCAGCACCAGTAGATCCAGTAGGACCCGTTGGCCCTGTGGGGCCAGTTACTCCTTGAATACCTTGAGGACCTTGGTCATTAGAGAGAACAACTGTAGTATCTGGGGTCTCCAAAGGCTGAACAATTACTTCAATTGCTTCTGTCTCTGGACTGATATTGACAGATATATTGTTACTAGATGCTTGTTCAACTACTACAATTGTTTCGCTCATATTAGACTGTTACTCCTGCCGTTACTACAAATTTACCTTCAAGTAGTCGGGTAACTACTGAACCAGAATCAAATACAAAATCATAAACATAACGACCTGGATCTATATTTCCTGTTTCGGTAGCACTAAGGGTGACAGTTGCCTGCCCATTAGTTGTACCTAGAACAATCTTAGAGTTAGCGGTAGTTGCTGTTACGGTTGCTGCAGTTGATTCAATAAACGGTTTAACCGTCATTGTTGCGGTATAACCTGTTAGGTCCCAAGGAGTATCGCCAGTCTTAACAACAAATTGGAAAACAAATGTAGAACCCTGCTCACAGACTAAATTGTGTTTTGCACTCATGGTAATACTTCCTTTAGGTTTAAGTTACTTCTTCTTCTTAAAAGGTTCTGCAGCAGCACGACCCACGCCAAATACAAATCTAGCAAATGGATCTGTTGTTCCTTGCTTTTTCTTAGCAGGAGCAGACTTCTTGACTGGAGAATACGATGTTGATGCTTTCTTTGCTGGTCCTGCTTGCTTGGTGCTACGGTAGCCAGATGGCTGACCCATCATTGGTCCTGCTTGCTTAGGATTGCTAGTTCCAGAACCAGATCCTGGTGCTGCCTTCTTTACCTTAGCCTGTGCTGCGTTTAGACGGCTTGCACCGTACATGCGCTTTACGCCTTCGACGTATGCTGCACTTGCTCCGCCTGCTGCCTTCTTAAGAGCAGCGGCCATTCCTGCTGATTTAATGCTATCGATTGTTGCTTGGCTCACTTTGATTGCTGATGCCTTCTTTGATCCTGCAGGATTCTTATATCCCGAAGGTTGTCCTGCGCTTGTCATCTTTTTCATTTTACCATTTCACCTTATCTGCCCAATATGCGGCACTCATTTTTCCCTTGGATATGTTACTTGCGTGTCTTGCTTTGAAAGACTTACGTCGTGCAGCATAAGATGCAGACTCTCCAGCCTTCTTGGGAGAACCGCTTACGCCCTGTTGGCCGAAGCGAATAGTTTTAACTTTGTCCCCAACCTTAGCCACAACTACGTGTGACTTCTTAGGATGGTTAGGTGTACGCTTTGGCTTGTTAAAGCCAGATACTCCTGCTCGTTTTAATCTTGAGTCTTTCATTTCTTCTTTATTAGCGCTTCTTATACTTGGCGTTGTATTGCATTATGAATTCATCAACATACTGCTTGTATGTCCAGTCTCCTGCCTTGTATGCTGCAGACTGCTTAAACTCTTTTAGAGTTGGTGGGGTAAACTTGGGTATTGGTGTAGCCTTTGGCTTAGCACTTGCAGTAACTTTAGGCTTAGGTGTTACTTTAGGCTTAGGTGTTACTTTAGGCTTAGGTGAAGGTGTAGCCTTCTTCATCATTCCTGGCATGATTACATACCACGCTTGTTGTTGAAGATACCGCGCTTTACGATCTTCTTCTTAGCGGACTTTTTGGCAACCTTCTTACCAGTCTTTTTGGCTTCCATCTTGGCCATCGCCATACCTTTTGCTGTGTATGGGAATTCTTTTTTTCCTACTTTTGGCATTATACCGCTCCTACTTCTTTGAGTTTGGATACTGTTTTCTTTTGGATTATCTTAGAGTCGACCATAGTATTGGCGTCATATGCCGCTCCTAAAGCCTCAGAGGCCCTTCTAGCCTCCTGAATTGCTTGTGTGCTAGTTCCAGCAGGTTGGATCCCCTCAGCCCGTGCAGAGCGGTAAGCATCCAATTCGCCTTCCCATTTCTTGTTGCTCATAGACTTAGCGCTGTGGGCGTCTCCAGTACTTAACTGGAGTCCTGCAGCCTTGCATCCGAAGCAGACATCTGGACCGCCACAGGTGCTATGATCAACAAAAACATCTTGTGATGCAAATGGAACTGGAGAGGTTTCCTCGCAGTTCAAGCATCCATACTTTGTAGCCTTAAAATCGTGAGTCTCAGTGAATCCCCATTCAAGTACCTTACTGATATGATCACACATTTATACTGTCTCCACCGTGTATCCTGCGGCCTCTAGGCCAGCCTTCTCTGCTTCATTAACATCGTAGGTAATCCCACCTAAGTAGAATGCCTCTGCTTCTGCTACCTCTTCGCTAGAAGGGTTTCTGACTTCGTAATATTCCCCTTCAATCTTGATAACGCTAATCCCGCGTGTAAGGCGAAAGCGACTAAAAAGTGGCCCATCGCCAGCAGGACCTTCGCTGATTGTTGGTGTTGTGAATCTGTATGTCATTTGACCTCCTAAGTCGTTTTACTGATAGGTAGGGGTTGCCCCCTACCCACCCGTCTAATTACTTAGATTATGCACGTACAGAAGATGCTGTCTCAATACGATAAAGCGCTTCTTGACGGAATACAGACCAGTTGATCATACCGTGCCAGCCGACTGGGCGGAAACGGTTCAACTTGTCTACAACGTTACCAAACTCAATGCCTGGTTCCTTCCATACTGCCTCAGCAAGTGCTTGCTGTCCGAGTACGTAGGTGTTGTAAACGCGAGCCTTTGGAGTCACTGTGAGAGTGTTTGTTCCAACAGTTCCTGAGTTAGCAACAGACACTGTGAATGTAGTGTTTGTTGTACCAACTGAGATTGCTGTGATTAAAGCACCAGTGCCTACGTTTGTACCAGAGATAGCATCTCCAACCTCAGCAAGACCACCGAAAGCAGCGTTTGCTGCAACGATTGTGAACTCGCCTGAAACTCCGCTTACTGCAGGAGCAGTAGCAAGTGCTGTTAGAGCCTTACCTGAGATAGTGTTGGTCATGCGTGGTGTCTCGATGAAACGGACACCTTCCCATGCGCCGAGTTCTCCTGCAAGGAGTGGCCCGACATTCTGGTACTCATGTGGTGTACGCCAGATGTTGTTTCCTGTCTCTGTGCGGAGATCGTGTGAAACTTCTGGGTGGATGTATGAAACATACATTCCTCCACGTGTGAGAACATTTGCAGCGCGCAACTTTGTTACTGCGTAACGTACGTCGCGTCCCTTGAATGTGTCTGTTGAGTCAATTGTTGACTTAGCAGCAGTTGTTGAAAGTGCTCCGCCTGATTCACGGATGACGTTTGTTCCTGCATCTAGAACAGCGGCAATACCGTTGTCTAGTGTTGTTGCCATGTTGAACGCAACTGCGTTAGCAATCCATGGATCAACATCAGCAAGTGACATAAGTGCCAACTTGCGTGTTGGGAGTACTACGCGACCAAGTTCTTGCTGTGTGACATCAAGAGTTGTGGTTGCTGGTAGTGCTACTGCATCTGGGTCTACAGTTTCAGCGAGTGTTGCACCTGCGATTGAGGTGTCAGCAATATCGTTGTGGAACTGGAAACGGATTGAAGAACCGTCGTGGGTTGGGCTTCCGATCTTCTTGTCCGCGATTGCGCGGAACTGTGGTGTTGAACGAAGGTTAATTTCGATTAACTTATCGTACGCCAAAGTTACAAGATTGGAACCTAAACCAGAGGTTGTAGTGGTAAAGATATCTGCCATTTGGAGATATCTCCTTTCTGATTAGTTGGAAAGCGGTTGTTATTGACCGCTGAGGATTGTTAGGATTTCTTCCTCAGAATCTGCACCCGCTAGGCGGTTTGCAATATCATCTGAGTATCCAGGCGCTTCTGCATTAGTTAACACATTGTTTATCTTCTGCATTGAAGCAATATCTTCTTTAGATACTTTTGGAGCATCATTTTGAATACCGAATACATCGGCATGCTCCTCGATCCATAAGGAAATTGCTTCCTCTGATGCTTCGATGTCATTTGGAACGAATGCAGCAATTTTTGGATTAACGCCACGGGATGTAAATACATCCTTTAGTATCCGCTCTTTCTGAGCCTTGCTCAGTTCTCCTAGGTTAGTTTCTAGTTCTTTTGCTCTGCGCTGCTCGGCCTTTAGTGCTTTGCGGAGTTTCTTTACTAGATCGGTATCGGTGTCGTATGTCGGGGTATTATCCTCGTCATCTTCGTCATCGAAGTCCCAGTTGATGTTGTCGCGGTTGTTGCTCATAGCAACCTCTCCCTTGTTAGTAGTTGGCATACGCCTCAAGTGTGGATGGGGATCCATCTTGGCTCGTACTATCGGTCTTATTACGCCATTGGGGCCGACAGGTCCAATGGGATTCTTTTATATTGCTCCTGTTGTGGAACGTGTTCCTAGTGAGCCACCATATCCACGGCCTGCTCCAAAAGTTCCACTCTTACGTTGGAACGCAAGTTCTTCTTGTTCTTTGCGTTTCTTGCGTAGTTGTGATTCTGTTCCTTGGAATTGTTCTGCTTGTAGTTGCTTCTGGATAGCATCTTTGTCAGCATTGACTCCGTAGATAGATTCAAGTTTAGTAAGAGGTTGAAGAGTTCTTCCTATTTCTTCGAAACCTGTAGATGCAAGTTGTGAAATCTGAGCCTCTGAGTAGCCCTTCTCAGTAAGAGAAGCAGCAAGAGCCTTCATGCCTTCAATCTGACCAGGTTGTGAAGAGATGCCTGTGCCAGCGCGACGAATCGCTTCGGCTACAAATGCTCCTGTATTTCTATTGCTTTCTAGTTGCTCTTTGCCAATTTTAGGATCAAGATAGAAGTCTTGCAGACCTTCTTTGCTAGCGATATATCCCAGAGCAACGAGTGCATCTGTCTTGGCAGTGTCTGCCTGTATGGCAGCCAAACGAGCAGTATTAGCGCGTTCATCAAGATCAAGGACTGTAACGTTATTCTTCACATAGTTCTTGAGTGCCTCTTGGCTTAGATACTTATCGCTAAAACCATACTTCTGCTGGAGTCCTCTGTATCCCTCGACAGCATTAAATAGTTCACCTGCATCTTTTGGATTTGCAAGACCTTCGTTTAGGTATCCATATTCTGTATAAAATGGCGAGGTTAACTTAGTTCCATTTTTAAGAGTATATTCCTTGGTATTAAGAAACAAGGTTATAGCATTATCATAGTCAATGTTATCTTTAAGTAGTGAGTTAAGATAAGATGTTGAGGAATCAAGTATTTTATCTGAAAATCCCTGTGCACGAAGCAAAGCCTTGAGTACATCTACGCTTGTAGATGGAGTTGCTGTAAGATCAACTGCTGGTTTATCATCACCTGCACTACCGCCACCACCGCCATTATTTTTAACTGGATATAATTTCCAGATACCATCAGTCCATATATATTCAAATCCATCTGGGGAATCTGGTTGTATATCTGGATTGCGAAGAGGATCTGGATCTTCCTTTTCCTCTTTCTTTGGAATTATTGGATCTACTATTGTACTTCCGTCAGCGTTAAGTCCCTGAGAGATGTATAGATCTGCAAGTGTTTGTCCAATTGCTTCTAAAAAGGGTTGAGCACCTGTAAACTCATTGCCTTGTATTCCCGTAGGGTTTCCATTAGCGTCATAGCCAGTAGGAGCAAGAACATCACCAACTGCTCCAGATGATAGACCACCAAGTGGTCCAAATTGTGTATAAGAATCAGATGACGGTTTTGCAGGCTTTGGTGTAGGAGTCATTGTAGGAGGCATTGTTGCTGCTGAGTTTGGTTTAGGTTTAGGATTCCTAGGAGTGTTTACAACTCCAGCAACGGGTATAGCAGCAGCAATTGGATTTACCTCTGCAGTAGGTGCAGAAGTTTCCGCAGGTTTAGGTTCAGGTGTGGGTGATTGAAAAGAAAGATATGTCTCATAGGAGGTTCTATCCTCTTCTGGAAGTTTTGCTTGGCGCTTGTTCCATTCTGCCCTTGTGTATGCCATTATTAACCTAACGCATTCTTTAGTGACTGAGCCATGTTGACTGCTGTATTGATTGCTGTTGATGTACTTTCATAGCGCTTGTCGCTCTTAATAATATTCTGCATTTCAAACTCATTAGGCAATCTGTACTCTCCCTTTTCGTCCTTAAAGTTAAGTACCATTAGAGCGAGATCATCCTTAATTCCAATGTTGGTCTCAAGGCCAGCAGATAACTGCTGTAGCACTGGAGCAACATACTTGTTGGCGGTTTCACCAGCCTTTAGATAAGGCTTGATTGCCATAAAACGATTGCCAGACTTAGCCTGAATCTCTGATATATACTGATTGTAGATCTCGTTTTGAACCTTCTCATCAGGATTAGATAGAAGATTCTTGATAAGCGGAGAAACGGCAGCAAAGTCAGGAACGGAATCGTAGTTTCCTTCGTGGTATGCTTTGATTGTATTAAAAATGGTCTTTGCAGAACCACCAATATCTTCTACATTCCACTTTGCTGCTGGAAAGTTTGCTACAAGGAAGTCAGCAAGGAACTCTGTTTGTTCTTCTGGGGTGAATCCTTCGCCCTGTGATGTGGATGTTCCAACAACTTTACTTTTTGTAAGATACTGACCTTGGTCGTTTTTAAGTCTTACAGAATATATCTTCTGGCCAAGTTTATCAACTTTTTGCTTACCAGTTTTTGGGTCAATAACTGGCTTGCTTTTAGTATCGTATTGGTAGCCCTTTTCGGTTACATTGTTTGTGGTTGTAGGCTGATTCTGTTGCTTGACCTGTGTATTCCACGCAGTCTGAAACTTATTATCTAGTTCTGGGGCTGGCCACTGACCAAATGCTGTGAAGTAGGCATTGTTGTAATACTGGCGAGCATCGCCAAGATCCTTGAATTGAAGTGCTGTTTGGATTTGCTTAGTGTACTGTGTGGTCATATCTGGCTGAGCAGGGCCAGCCTTTGGCTTAACAGTGCTGTTATAGGCTTTTAGGAAATCAAGGGGAAGCAGTTGGCTTTCTATAGATCTAAGAATAATCTTCTCAATAGCAGCGGATTCGTCTACTCCAACGACTCCAACTCCTAGAGGTGTTGTCGACTTGCTTAATCCACCCTTACGAAGCAAGTTTTGCATCTCAACAAAGTCTGCACCCATTGTTCTTTGGATATCCATAAGATACCCTGCTTTTCTTACTGGGTCAGTTTCCTGAGCAAATAGTACAAAAGGGTTTTTTGGATCGCTGTATAAGCCAAGGATTCCTGCAGCCTCTTGTTGCGTCTTAGATGATGCAGATGGTGTGTCAGGAACGAACATAGATCCTACATATTTTCCTGCCATTATTCAGCCTCTCTTAATATACCAGCGAATACACCGTAGTACATACGGGAGAATTCAGGATTGTTAGACATTAATGTTTCTCCTAGAGCAACAAGTTCATTACGCATAAGTGTTTGAACTCCGCCCTTAGATGATAGTTCTGCATAGTTTGAAACCTTGAAGTCATTAAGAAGTTTTCTAAACTCATCGAACTGCTTGTAGAATGTAACTGTTTCTTCATAGACGGAAGATGACTTGAATATCGGATCTTCAATAGCCCGACCAATTGTTGCTATTTTCTCATCCTGAACTCCAGTTACGATAGCATCTACTGGTCTAGCACCACCAAATTGCTTATTCAAGATAGCAATCTGCTCGTTATACCAGAAATCGGTGTAACGACCAGCAATCTGTTGCTCGGCAATCTGGCTCTTGAGCATGGAGTAAACCATGCCTTCTGCCTCTTGTGATATCTCTGCGCTAGACATCTGACGACGAGCACCCATCGTTTTCTGCCAGTTAGTATACTTTATTGCATACTCTCCGCCAGGGAAGAAGTAAGGAATGACATCTCCAGCAGGTGTAGCATATTTACTGACTGCATCTGGGTTGTTATTCAAGAATGTCCAAGCATCGGCTGTACCAGAGGTTCCTGGTGTAGTGTTGCTGATTGCAACTAGGATATTCTTGTGACCAAACTTCTCGGCAAACTTAGACGCTGCTGTGCCATTATCGCCAGGATAACGCTTCTTGAGTGTATCCCACTCTTTATAAAGCATTGTCATGGTCATAAAGTTTTGCTTGTTGTTAGGATTCTTAATGCTTAGCAGAACCTCTTGGATAGGGGTTGCTGGAGAGATACTCTGGAATATAGCACCCAAAACATTTGCCCACTTAGAAATATTTTCAGCATCGCTGAATAGTTGATTTCTTGCATTGTCATTAGCGAATGGATTATCACCGTAGTCACCCGTAGAGGCTAGGTAAGAAGCCCAGTCTTTAACTCCACGCTGTGTAGTTGCATCATCTGCAAGGAAAGCATTGAATATTTTCTTTGCCCATGCTGGGAAGATGATATCTTCTACGCCCTTAGGCTCACCAAACGGTGTAACAATATCTCTAAGCAAGTCATCTACTGGACCAAATGCCTTATCTCGTCCACTCATTGTATAGGCAGCGACCATAGCAGGTCCCATGCCAGGAGATATAGGGTTAACAGAACCAAATGCAAGGTTCAAAGACTGTATTGGTGAAGTTATCTGTAGAGCATCTTTTGTATTAATATTTTTACCAGCAAGAGCACCGATAACAGAACCAACAAGAGGCATCTTAAACTTTAGATCCTCAGACATTTCATCTTTGTAAAAGAATCCTTGGTTGTCATCATAAGTTACATTGGTGAGATCGTAGATTACGTTTGAGCCTTCTTTTGTAAGAGAGTCAAATGCTTTGGCAAACTTAATCATAGGCACTGGGTTAGAGAACATTAGTTCTCCCCACTTACCAATGGTATTGTAGTGAGCCTGAGCAAATGGTGCTACCAAACGTGCTGCGTTAGCCCACTGTTTCTGCTTAGCAGCATTGTAGAATAGTCCCTCTACATACTTAGAGGCTTGCTGTGCAGCAAGAGAATCGACTGTTCTTAGCGTTGCTCCACCTCTGTGAACATAAGAAGGGTTCTTTTGTCGTTGCTTGAGTGTATTATTAATAGCACGTAATGGTGCTGGAAGTCTACCAATGATCTTCTTTCCACCCTTAGATGTAGGAGCGAAGGCTTTGTTGGCGTTGTTACGCAACTTAATCAAATCATCAGTGCTGAGCATATCTGCATATGATGCAACAAAGTCCCAATAACTAGCATCAAACTCAGGTCCAAAGTTAACTTTACTTTCGACTTTTGCCGCTAGATCAAAGAACCAATTTGTAAATTGCTTTGCTACTTTAGAACTGCCATCAAAGACTACTTTTTCGTTGTACACACGTACACGAGATGCAACCATTTGATCTGGCTTAAAGATCGCAGCAACTTGCTTTTCAAAGTTCTTCTCTGCAACAATAACCTGCTCTGTTGTCAAACCTCTTTGAGAATACGGTGGTTTAATAGTAACTAACTTGCCACCTACTGGAACCTTTGCTTCTCCATCTCGCAGGATAGAAAGAACTAAATCTCTTTGTGCTCCCTGGCCGGCAAGAAGATCAACCTGTCCGATTACTGTGTTAGGTTGCTTTGCGTCAAATAGGTAAGTAAGAAGGTTGTCTTTATTGATGTTTGACTTTACAACACCAGGTCCAGTTTCTTTGAAAGGATTGATAAGAAGTAGTTCGTTCATTCCTTCATTATCATCGTAAATTGCTGAGAGGAATTCTCTTAACTTGTTTCCTGGTTCATCAAATGTATCAATTAAATCATCAACATATTGAACCTGTGCCTCAGGATTTCCAGTCTGGAAGACACGGATTACATCTGGGATAAATTTATCTGATGAGAAGTTGTTAATTGTCCAAGCAAGACCCTGTAAGTAATCTTCACTTGTAGAATCTACAACGTTATATGTTCTAAATATACTTGCTGGTTTTCTTCCAGGAGCACCGTAGTCTGCAGTAGAATCTTTACCACGACGGGTTAAAGCCTGACGAGCAATAATAGATTCAGAGAACTGAACCTCTGCATCTGTAGACTTAAAGAACTCACCCATAGCATTTACGCCAAGTTTGCTCTTGCCTGCTAATGCTTTCTGAGCCCAGTTACCCTCTGGATTAGCAATCATCATAGAGATGAAACCAATAGGGTTGTTGAATAAACTGTTATGGCCAGATAGGAACTGGCGCATTTGCATTTCTCCTACGTTACGCATGATGTAGGCAAAACGACCTACCAACTGCGCTGTACGCCAAAGATCTCCAGTTTCTTCAAGGGCTATTTTTAATGATCGTGACTTGCCATATAATGGAATATTAGTTTTAAGATCTATAATAGATCGAGTTACTGCGCGTGAATCTGGAAGATTAAGTACAGACTTAGCCAATTGGCTCTCAAGCATTCCCTTTGTTAAACGAACTTCTTTTCCACCTGCTGTTATAATACCGCCACCGCCGTTAGCAAGTGCTTGTTCAAGTGTAAAGTTTGATACAATTACATCTTCTCTACCAGAGATTTTAATCTGCTCTTTAAGTTTAGCGACTACCTCTTTATCAACGCCACCGATTGAGTCAGCAATCTCATCTAGTAACTTCCCAACACCGTTATAAATAGCAGCAGCACGTTCAGCATTAGTTCCAGCAGCAAAGATTGCTCTCTGTGTATTAGCAATGACTCTATCTCGGGTTGCCTTGGTAATGATTCCACCAAATCGAGATGCAACAAGGATAGAACTCATCCAGTCTTCAACGACAGTATTTGTCGATGTTAGATCGCTGAGATTAACTACTGTAGATCTCATGTAGAAACGACCAAATTGTTTGTTAATGTGCTCTGACATGCGAATAGCATTTAGATTTACACCAGGAATAAGGCGAGCAACTGGATTGGCTGCAACTTTAAGACCAGTTCCAACAGCCTTCTTGACTGCAAGTAGATCTGCACCACTGCTTACTTGGTTGAGTAAGATTCTATATACGTCGTCTACTGTAGCAGAATTAGCAAGTTCTATAATAACTCTATCGTCTAGTTTACGTCTAAATAGGTTGCGAAGTTTAACTACATCTTTTTCACCAGCAACAATTTCAGCGACTACCTTAAATTGACGACCAAGCATGAACTTGACTGCTTTATCCATGTTTGGAGTGTCAAGAACATTCCCCATAAAGCCATCTACAAGTCCAACGTTTTCTAGGATAGACTCTCTAAGAACATTGTTTTCTAAAAGTTCTGCCTCTAATTTAAGTACACCTTTAAGACCTTTTGACCTTGGATCGGCTATTAATTCTTTAAGAATCTCTGGATCGCCATTTGCCTTTTCGCGTATAAGTCTAAACCATGCTTCTTTATCTTCAAGATCTATTTGCTTGTTGACAAGTTGTTCGAATTCTGATTCGCGCACAGCCAAGTCATCTTTAGGGCCTTTAATTGAATCTAGTAGTTTCAAAACATTAGGTCCTAGATTGGTAGGATCTGCAAACTCTGATGATGCAATACCGATTTCGGCACGTGTGGCTGCAATCTTTGCAGTATTAGTAATCGCAACTCCACCAGTTTTACCATAGATAGAACGAACGTTAGTAAAGCCATCAACCTTCCAGATTTCCTGTACAAGGTCTGATATTTTAGACATAACTACAGGATTCTTTAGCGCTGCAACTTCACCAAGTAGAGTACCAAGGGGTTTTGCCGCTACAAGTTCATCTCCGATAGAAAATAAAGATCCGAAAAAACCATCAAGGTTTGCTGCATCGTCACGAAGCATAGTTGCTAGTTCATTATAAACTCTAAACTCTGGGTCTGCTGCGTTCTTACCTAGTTTATCTAAACGATCTGCTAGTTGAGAACGACGAAGATTTTCTGCTGTGCGTGTTGCTTCATCAGCCTTTGTAAGGTCATCAGAAAGATCTAGTAACTTTAATTCGTCTGCTGTGTTTGCAGTAACTGCATATTCGTCTAGATAATGTGCTCCAGCGCTGACCTTGCCATACTGTGGAACTTCGTCAAGAAGAATATACCCATCAAAGAAACCGCCAGTACTCTTCATATCGGTAGACAAGAGTGATATTGCCTGAGATAGTTCACCAGTTTGAGTTTTAGGGTTGGTTACAAACCACTCTGAAATGCTTCTAGAAGAAAGTGTTTGTTTGGATACATCATCTGCTGGAGAAAATTCAAATCGCTTGGCGTTTTCAGTTTCAAAATTTAGTAGTTTACGAGCAGTTGAAATTTGTTTGTCGACAATTTTCTTTTCAGTTGCAATAATTTCATCTTCTTTTTTCTTAACGGCTTTTGCATTACGCTTAAATGCCGAAGATACCTTTTTTGTAATTTCATCTTCTACAATCTTGCCTTCTTTTAGAAGAATTTCTTCTGCTTCTTTAGCAGCCTGGTTCATTCCAGGTATGTTATACTGCATTGCATCATTTGCAAATGCTGTTGCTTTCTTGCCCTGCGTAAGAATCTTACCTGCAGCGCCAGGTCCAAACCACATAGATGGATCTAAGCCTACGTTTAGCGTAGCATCTACGATGCCTGAAAGAGTTTTATAAGCATTACCTTCTGGATTAAGACCGATGGTATTAAAAATGTTACGGCCAATGGTGTAGGATTCACCATTAATCTGACCATACTTGCCCATGGCTTTAATCTGTGCTTTTCCTGCTTTGCTTTTAGGATCAACAAAGAATCCAGAACCCTGATTTGAAAAGTTTCTTACTAAAGAACCAAAAGCAGTTGACTCAGATACACCACCTGTAAGTATTTGCAGGTTCGAAATGTTTTCACCACGCTTAACTGCTAGTGCATCGCGTGTCAGAACTGTAATAGCATCATAAGGTAAACGAAGTCCTGCAAAAAGAGTACGAGTTAGACCCTTAAATGGATCGTAAATGCCTTCTTTTAGTCCAGCCTGAATGGTTCCAAGGAATCCACGATCAGGTTCTACGCTCTTTTTGATCTTATCAATGTTAAAAGCGTCTGCTTTAAGTGCAGCAATACCATCAATGGTTGTTATCTTGTTTAGTCCAGGAGTATTTGCATTCAATCCTTGACGAACCATAGATATAACTAGATCATTGCTCATCCCAGGATATTTTTGGGTGATCGAATTAAAATTAGATAGTGCATCTGGGGACAATGAATTCATTGAGTACTGCATCATTGTCTTATAAGAATTTTTCCTAGCATCTAGGATGGCTTTTAGATTATCAGCCATTAAGACTCCAGTTCGTTGTATGCTTCTACCATCATCATTAACTGATAAGATTCTGGATTAGCCGCATACATTGCACGAACAAACATAGAATCAGGATTAAAAGAATCAACTGGTGTTTGCTGTGCTTTATCGTTAGCACCAGGACCACCCTTAGCACCGTGTGAAAGGGGAAGTCCCTGTGTGCCTGGAGCAAAAGCATTTACTGTAGCAACAGGAGTTCCTGCTGTTACAACATCTCCTGCTGAGACTGCACTTGCTGTTTTTCCTGTAGACTCGGCAGATGCAAGAGACTTCATATCTTTGCGTTCTCCGTATGATCCACCAGATGCATTTTCAATCTTAGCGTTACGCTGAATTTTCTGGACCATGCCACGGTCAGTACGCTTTGCGTTCTTTCCGACTCCTGATATAGGTGCAATATTCGACATTTTTAGTCCTCATCTTCATCATCAATATACTCGAGTGGATCCATCTTGTTTGGAATGCCAACATCTGGCAACATCCAATCTGGCCATGAATTGCGATCCATCATGACTGTCATACACACATCAGCGGGAAATCCTGCTGCACGTAGTGCTTTGTAATATTCATTCATTGCTATGCAATAAAGTTCTAGTTTGCTGTAAGACTCATCGCGTACAGTCTTTACTGCTACCTTCTTGACTGGTTTCTTACGCGGTGCCATCTTATCCTCCTAGTCCTGCTAACATGGTTGCTAAATCTGCTGGTGGTCCTGCTTGTTGAGGGGCTCCACCAGAAGGTTGTTCAGGAGCGGCTGGGGATGAAGGTGCCTGCTCAACTGGGCCTTGTGCGCCTGGTGGAGCCATCTCTGGCTGTGCTGGTTGTTCAGGCGCGGGTGGCGTGAACACTGCCAACGCAGCATCCTGTATGTTTTCTCCCCTGGTGATGCGATCAATCACATCAGCAATATTCTTAATAAGCGGTGAAGGGTCTGCACCCTGTGCTGCCATTGCAGGAATTGCTTGAGCAGTTGCTGTAATAGCCTGTGTAAGGTTATCTTGCATTTTCTCAACTGTGATACGTGTTTCTTCCATGCTTGTATTAACATTCCATGGTAGTTCACGGCGGATAAAGTCTTTAGATACAAGATCAGCACCAAGTGCTTGGAGTGAGAAGATCAATGCACGTGAAGGGTCTAATCCAGCCATCAAACCGTAGCGAACTTCAATAGAAGTGTCACCACCGATGTCTTTGCTTGGCTTGTACTTTAACTCGTACGGCGTACCCTGTGCTGTTCCTCGGACACTCTTTTCTGTATCGAAAAGCATTTCGTCCATTTCAAACGCTAATTGCATGACATCTTCAAACACCTCAGCAAGGATGGTTTGACCAGCCTTGATCTGAGAGTCGAAAGCACCAAGTAGCGCCTGGACACCTTGGCCAGTAATAATGCTGGCATCAATGTTTCCAGTTCTACCCTCAGGATATCGAGCACCAAGTCGTAATTCTGATTGGAGTGCTGATTGCTCCTGAAAGGCAGCAGCGGGAATGTCCAAACGGACACGCCCGACACCTTGTGGTTGTGATGTACGGATGACTGCATCTGGACCCATTGGTAGGTCGAGTACATCGCTAGGTACAACAAGTGGCGCTTGGATTGACTTTTCAGCCGCTTCCATCGCTAGGTTAGCAAAACGAGCACGAGCCATCTGTACATAGATGACATCATCAAACTGTCCACGAGGTTGATCATCGATTCCAGGACGTCGTGCAATGCGTACTGTCATCTTGCCTAGTGGGTTCTTTGCTTGACTGAGAACAAGATTGTTATTGCTTGGTAGGTAGAGTACTGTTTGATCTTTATCCATGTACTTAACAAGTTCAATTTCATTGTTAGTATTCTGGCCAAAGCGACCAAGGATACGATCTGCATACTCTGGGAACTCATGTGCGAGTTCATTAGATGTTTTCTTGTAACGCTTAGCGTATGCAACGCAACGTCCAAAACGATCAAACTCTGGATAGGATCCCATAGGATCTTCTATGCGGATAAACGGAATATTGCCTTCAAAATCTGGCTCTACATGGATTGGTAGGAATCCGTATGAGAAGTACCAGTCTGCACCCCAGTACATCTGTGACTGGAGGCGTGAATTGGCAACATAGTTATTGGCAATCATGCTGCGCTTGTCAGCAAACTTACGAGCCTTGGCATCTGTTACCTTGACTGCGCCACAGTTAAATGATGGCAGTGGTGCTAATACCTCAGCCAAGTCACGGGCAGCAACGTCAATAAAGTTGGCAACCATTGAAAATGGTAGTCCCTCAGGGAACATATCAGGAAAGATGCTAGCGAGTTGACCCTTGCGAACAGCCTGGATTTGTGACATGCGGAAATCACGATCAGCATGCAAGTGCTTGAGGTTATCAACGCGCTTGGCAATTCTCTCAATATCTAATGCCATCGTTATTCCTGTTCCTCGCCAAACTCATAGTCATTGACATTGAGTACATAGCGTTCTTGTTGTTGTTTACGAGTAGCCCATTTGTTGGTGATGTGGCTCTGATTACTTCTACCGATTGTGATTACTTCTTTGGCGCGTAGTTCACAGAACCAGAGCGCCATTACACAGTCGGTCTTGCCTTTAGTGTTTGGCTCCCAAGTAATCAACTGTTGGATAAGAGCCTTAATCCCCTCAGAACCTTCCACTGCTGGAAGTTCTATGAGGTTGTCGTTATTAAATGATGTGCCACGCATGGTTCCAAAGAGCCCTGACATGGCTGCTACACCGAACTGTGTATCCCATTTGTTCTTACCAGTGAACTGGCTAGAGAACCGAACCCCTGCTGAGGCTAGGAACTGGCGTAGATCCTCATCTAGGGCATATGCTTTCTGATGAGCGTTAGTCTCAATGCGTAATTCTTGGGGGCGATACTTCTCCACCCACTCTTGGATTAACTTCTGAATCTTCTGTGGTGTCGGATCTGTCATGTTATTGACATCAAGGATGTACCTTTTGCGACTGTTACGATCTACAGTCATTACCACTGCTGCTGTATTACCAGACATAGCAGGGTCTAGACCCATGATGGTGTACCAGGAACCCTTCTCAGAAGGATGCCCTGCGCTACCGACCTTTAGTGGGCCGCGTTTTCGCATCCTGTTGATTGAGCCTTGTACGCAGAGAGGGGCAAAAATCGAGTCTTCTTGAACGTCTTGCTGCTGATAGACCAGCGCCCATGCGCTAGGGCTAACTTCGCTGCGTCGACGGAACAGCGCTCCACCGTTCCACTTGGGGTAAAGTCCGTCCTCGTCAGGAACAACATCTTCATCTGAGCCCTCCCATGGGATATGAGCCTTAGGCCAGAGTGTAACCCACTTGTCAGGGTCATCATCAAACTCAAGCACTGCTGGCATTGATAGATACGTGAACGGTGACTTGCCACCTGTCCAGTGTTCAGGGCTTCTGATCTCTCGATAGAGATCGTTCGGGGCGATACGTGTGCCCACGACCAGTAACTTACCATTATCACCCAGACGGGTGACTACATCTCGCTGGAGCCAGAGAAGTTGCTTCTCCCACTCATGCGCGTTTGAAGTCGTAACAACGTCGTCCAGGATGATGAGGTTCGAACGGGCGCCAGTAATCTGGCCACCAATTCCAAGCGCTTGCACCGTCGGATCCTTTTCGGTAGAATCACGAGAAAGGTAAATGCGATCAGCCTTCCAAGTATCCGCATCCTCTTTCCAACCTCCTGCAGATCCATAGACTGCCTGTAACTTAGACCAGCGCTCGTGGCTTAGCCTTTGCTTAATCGAGTAAAGGTATTCTTTAGCGCGTTCCTGAGTCTTGGAAACGATGGTGATCTTAATATTAGGATCCATGGCAATTCGGTAGACACAGTAGTTGACTGTGATGACCGTAGACTTGGCATGCTCTGGTGGGACGTTGATAAGCAGACGCTTCTTAGAGGCAGGGTCATAGACCATCGACGGGTGAATATAGGAAGGTTCCCGTCCTTCGAGCAAGTCAATCCAAGACTTGTGGTGTGGGAAGATCGGCGAGTCAAGAAACTCACGGCTGAACTCCTCAAAGCCAATTTTGAATTTGGCATCGCCTGTAACTATACTTAAAGTCTTCTGGCCTTCGGTCTTTGCCTTTTCGAGGTCTCTCATGAATGCTGAGTCTTGACGCCAGAGTTTCATGACATCTGGTTTACGCCCAGCCCTTGCAATTGCATCTGTTAATTCTAATCCTTGGCGTACAAAGTCTAAGACTTTTGCCTTGGCTTCTCTGAGAGCAACTACATTATGATGCTCTTTACCGCCCTTGGCAGCCATAATAACTCCTCTAATAAAACCCTTGTATAAAACTCCCCTTTATCGCTCGGCTCGCTCAGGCGAGCCTCGCTAACCCCTGGGTTCGTGGCTGGCATCAAGCCAGCCTACGCTATCGCTACGGCTGTCTCAGCCACCCACTCACATCTAAGATAGACTCACTCTGTAGGAGTCGTTCGTCTATATATATAAACCCGTTCAAAACGGAAATCCGAACGCTACATATTAGCAAATGTGATACACTTCACTAACTTATTATACTAATACGGACATTTCCCCCGTAAATACTGGAAAAATATTGTAGTGCGATAGTATAATATACGACCAGCGGGAGTTATAAGCACTGGGGTCGCGGGTACGCGACTCGAAGTCTTTTGGCGAATGATGAGCGCGAGGGACGAGCGCATTCGCGCTTTTGGGGTGTCGAGAGGGGCTTGCCCCTTCGTGTTTTTAATAACGCTCCGCGATTTAAGTACCGCCGAGGGTCTAGGGCGAGCCCCGCTTGCGGGGCGAGCGCCGATTTTTTTGGGTTTGTGTTGGTGCGTGGTTTGTGTGGGTGGACTATCTGGGCGAGGCTGGGCGAGGCTCTGGGCTGGCTGGCTGAGCGTGGATCGCTGTACGATTATCGTACATCGCGCCTGAGATTCTTTGCCTAGCCTATTTGACTTATGTGCTGATCCATGAGAAGATTCTCTTATCAGGTCGAGCGAATGTCTCGAATGATAAGGAGAAAAAAATGTCAGTAATTAACCTAGATCAGAAGGACTCAGCAAGCCAGTACATCGTTTCATTGGGAGTCGATCTAATCTCTAAAGAACTTGGAACCGAAGTCGAAATCT